ATGATAATAGCATGGTTCAGTTGCGGTGTTACGTCCGCAGTTGCTTGTAAAATAGCATTAAGCTTATATAACGATGTACAACTCTACTACATCGAAACTGGTTCCGGGCATCCTGATAACACCCGATTCCTTGCGGATTGTGAAAAATGGTACGATCAGCCAATACACACCATTCGCAGCGATAAATATTTTAACGTAGAAGATGTACTGATTAAAAAACGGTATATCAATGGCTCTACTGGAGCAGCTTGTACGTTTGAGCTAAAGAAGCAAGTCCGTTACAAGTTGGAGAAGGAACTTGGTTCTTGGGATGGTCAAGTTTGGGGCTTCGACTTTGACCCGAAAGAAATAAACCGCGCCATCCGCTTTAAGCAGCAATATCCAGATACAAATCCACTATTTCCGCTTATTGAAAAGCAGATTACGAAGCCGGATGCAATGGGAATGCTTTGGAAAGCTGGCATTGAAATCCCTGCTATGTACAAGATGGGCTATAATAACAATAATTGTATCGGTTGTGTCAAAGGTGGAATGGGCTACTGGAATAAGATACGGAAGGATTTTCCGAAAGTGTTTGACCGGATGGCTAAGATTGAGCGTGATGTTGGAGCTACCTGCCTAAAGGATAAAGACGGTCGTATCTTCCTTGATGAACTACCAACGTGGCGGGGCGACCCAGTAGAAGAGATTATACCGGATTGCTCGCTTATCTGCCAAATTGAATTTCAAGAGATTATCGACAGGCAGGTAGCACGAGTTTTGAAAGGAGAAATTAGTATTAACGATGTAGTCTGAAAAGGCTCAAAACAGATTAGAAATGAATGAATTAGAACAAGATAAAAGATATGTTTTTGGAGATATGATTATAGTAGCCAGTATTGACGCAAATTCTAATCCTATCTTAAAAATTAGCACAGATGCCGGGAATGTGGTTGTAATGCCATCATCCGATAATAAGATTATTGTAAAATCAACCGTGGATAAATAAAAAATTAGAAGGAGGTAATTATGGGATCATTTATAGCCCAACAGCCAAACGGCTTATATTGTAGGTTTAGTACAATTGTTGATACAGTCACGCACTACAATATGACAAAAGATGATTACATAGAATTATGCAAAGACCGATTAGGAAAGAAACGTGGAGAAGAAGAGGCTAATGATATTTTAAAAAACGATCTGCACCCTTTTAACGATGTTCTTGAGCGATTTATTCCTAATAATGATTCGGTTGAAGAGTTTAATATCCGCTTGAAAGAAATGGGATATATGGATGAGTTTAAGTTTAATGGATAATCCTCAAAACGGAACAGATTATGAATGAAGTTAGAAAGCTATATAACGATGATGGATGCGTTCTTAAAGAGGCGTCTAGCAATGACTATGAATCATGGAGTTCAGCAAGAACACTTGGTCCTATGGAAAGAAGGAAAGAAAACAGAAACCTATGTTATAATTTTGAATATAATCGGGGAACTAATATCCCTCACTGTGCAAAGAAAGGTGTATGTGATGAGGATTGCGAATACATGAGAAATTTCAAAGGATAGGATATGAAACAGACATTAGAAGAAGCAGCTCATTCTTTCGCTGAAAGTAGAAGCAGTGGTAGTTTATTCCCTGCATATTATCAAGGGTTCATTGCAGGTGCGGAATGGGTTTTAAAAGAAATGTCAGACCATATTAGGAATAATATGTCTTACAGTAATAAAGCATGGGATATACTTCCCTTTATTGAAATGATACAGGGTAATCCCGAACCTTATATAGATTATTTAAGGAATAAAAAAGCGGAAGCCATTCAAGATATAGATATGAATGTAATGCAACAAAATGTTTCAGATATTAAATAACATAATTAATAACATTAAATTATGAAACAGACAGTAGAAGAAGCAGCAATAGAAAGCTGCGTGATAGATAGAAGCATATACAATGACGAGTATCAGCCGTATTACTTGGATGGCTTTAAGGACGGTGCAGAATGGCAGTCCAAGCAATACCCGTGGATAAGCGTGAAGGAACGGTTGCCGGAACCAAACAAGCTTGTTCTTTGCAGAATGGTATCAAATGGAGCGATTGTTAGTGGCTATATCGTTGTTTCATCCGGGAGATCGCCATACGTTGCGACAGACGGAGGATTTGAATTTGAGGATTGGAACGACTACGAATGTGACATGTGGATGCCCATCCCGTCTTTCGATGAAATATTAGAAGCCAACAGGGATGTATTTGAACGAATTAAACAGAAAGGAGATTGAGATATGAAATTAAGACAAGCAAAAAAGATAATGAAGAATATCCGTAGAAATGCACGCATGGAGTATTTATACGGATTAGGACGCTCGATGAAGGCAAATGCTATTTGCGTTAGACACTATGGCAGAGTGGACAAATTTACAAAGCTAATCAATCAAATAGGAGATAAAGACCCTCTATTAGCAATTAAATTAATTAGACAATATGGAAATAAAGAACGGAATAATAATAGATGGTGTGCTGTATGAACCATCAGAAGGATTTTGTAATGAATGTTCCTTACGTAAGAAATGCTATAATCTTTTAGATGATACCTATTGTTCCATATTAGATTTGGGGATAGGTCAGTGTTTTATCAGTCGTGGCAAAGTAACGGATATTAAAACAGAGGAGGAAAAGAAATGAAACAGGTATTGTCAATCGAGCAAATGAAGCATTTGCAAGAACTAGGGTTAGATACGAGTGATGCAAGTATGTATTGGGCGAGAGTGTCGCATGGAAGCCGTATTGATGACAAATCAAAAGGTAAATGGTTTTTGAGCTTGCATAAGGAATTTCAAACTTGTGGGTTTATGTCGTATGAATCAATTCCTACTTACACCTTGCAGGATATTATCAATAAATTACCTTGTTTTATTGGCGATGAAGTGCTGACCGTCCAAAAGCTTGCAGATAGCTATACATGCTTATATATGAATCCTTATACTAGGTCTATGATAAATATTACAGAAAGTAAAGAGCCTATTGATGCAGCCTATGATATGCTGTGCTGGTGCATTGAAAACGGATATGTTAAAGTTGTAATGGAGGAAAAGTAAATGGATATAGTACCTATTGTAACAAAAGATGATCTTTCTAAAGAACAGATAGAGTATCTACAAAAACAACAAACAGAATATAAATTGATTAAAAAAGTTAAGAGAAATCCAGGGCATATCTTATTCTCTTTTAACGTTAAGACAGGGGAGATAAAGAGATCTTCTATTATACATAATGTTTCTATAGGACTGAATGGGCTTCCTATAACTAGGGCTGAAACGGTCATAGAACCTAATTGCTATTATGAACAAGCCTTAAATGAAAAGAATTTTAGAAAAAAATTGAAGAAATCAGGATTATTAAAAAACGAATAATTATGGGATTTACGACACCGTGTTTTATACGTAAAAACACACAGGAACTTCGGAAGAAGTTAATAGAGCTTGGTTACAAATCATCAAGAGTTATAGATGATAATGAAGAGTTATGTTTAGCAACAGGTTTAAATAAATATACCCACATTACGAATGAGATGTTTGATTCAAAAGATCCGCATATAACTTGGAATTGTGCTGGTAGAATTGATTGTGGAACCAATGAAGAGCTTTTCCTTGCCTTAGCAGCATTGAGGGATGATACAAATATGTTTCAATGGTTTATAGCAGAATCTTCACTTAGTGTTTCTTTTGATGATGCTATTGGTAATGACCATTATTTCGTAGAACCTAAAGGTAGATTCTTCTTTTGGGGTATAGAATATCAAAATGCAACAATTATTTCAGGAAATTTCCGTAAGTCCACCGTAGACGAACTGATTGAACATTTTAAAACAAAGGAGGAATGATGAAAGCAAAGTATTTTAAAAAGATAAGAAGCCAAGTGAAGTGGTATAAGGTATCATACAGAGATGATTTGTTTTCTGATTTTATAGATGAAAAAGAGGTATTGGCTAAATCTCCTGAAAATGCTTGTGTCAGATACCATAAACGTACTGGATGTTTTGTTAACAAATATAATCCCAATGATATTACACAATATAGTGAAGTTTTTTCAAGGTTCAAAGTATGTATAGGTAAGAAAGTAATGTATTTCGATTAAATATGAAAGCAAGAATAAAAAGAAAAATTCAAAAAAGACCATTCCTATATAATGTAGGACAAGTTTTTAAGGCTTGTGATTGGATTACTAGTATTCAACGTGGAAATATGGTTTGGCGTAGGTATCGTTCATTTGGTACTATTATTAAATCAGAATTTTAAATATGAAAGCAAGAGTAAAATCAACAGGAGTTTTGGTAGATGTAACTCCCCAATTAAACATCAACCCTCAACATAGCAACGATTATTTATATGTATGTGATAACATGGTTTACAGAGAATGCGAACTTGATTTTTCAGCTATCGACTGGGAACAGAGGCGATATGAACTAGCGAAAGCTGCCATGCAAGGATTTTGCAGCAATCCACATGAACAGGTAATGAGTGCTAGTTCAAATATGACAGCAGAATGGAGTCTTGGTTTCGCTGATGCGCTAATAAAGAAATTGAAAGAAGAATAAAATTATGACCGAAGAACTTGTAACATTAGAAACAGCAAAGTTGCTGAAAGAGAAAGGGTTTAATGAGTATTGCAAAGATATTATTAAAGAAGACGATAATCGGATAATGCAATCTTTGTTCCGAATAAATAAGAATTTGCCAAAATTGTGTTATAGTCGTCCCGCTCAGTCCATTGCACAAAAGTGGCTACGTGAAACCAAGAACCTGCATATCGAAATATCCTATATGTATGAAAATTATTGGACGTATGATATACTGACAATTCCGAGGCATGACTTGATAGGATTGTCTGACAGACCTATTGTCCGTTATAATATCTACGAAGAAGCACTTGAAGCAGGATTACAGGAAGCTTTAAAACTTATATGATTATGAAAACAATATTATTTACAATTATATTTATTATCGCCCTATATGGGTTGGAGATCTCACAATTACATTTAAGCCGTTTTCTATCTCACTACCTGGCTGGTATAAGCCTGTAGGTATCCTTCTATTTTTTCTGTCAATGGCGGTATATACTATAGGGGAATATACTAAAGGCTATAAACAGGGTTTCGATGATGGGATAAAGGAATGTGTTGAAATACTTAAAAAGAAAAATCCATGAGCAAACTATATAAAGTAACCATTTTCGGGGAATCATTCTTAATCGGGTGGTTCCCTTTTTCTTCACGCTGGTATAACAAGCTAAAGATAATCAAATGATAGTACGTCATTTTATAAGAGTTCCGGTTGGAAGTACTGTCTATTGCGACAATCAGCCGGTTAAAATACTAGAGAAAGGATATGCCCTTGCTCTATGTGATGTCAATGGGAAACGGGTATATATCACTTGCTATGATTTGGAAAAGAAACCATTCGTCAGCACGAATGGGGAAGAATGAAAAAGAGCCAACCCACGCACGACCATGAATCAGCTCTTCCTTACACGATTATGATGCAAATATACTATTTACTTTTAAAATAATCGTGTTATGGAACTGGATTTTAACAAAATAATTCGCCTTAAAAAGATTAGAATTGAGAAATCAGAACTTTCAGAGGAAGAAAACGCCTTGACCACCCCAATTTTGAAAGACAAAAGCCTTATCCATGAAATCTACAAAATATTCGTTGAGTTGCTGAATGAGAGAGGATGTCCACCGAATATTGACAGTGTTACCCAGCGGAAGAAGTTCATTTTCATTATCCTGTACCTGTTTTCTCCAAGTTCGCTTGCCGGTGGGAAAATGACAGCTGGGTTACGCGAAGAGATGTCAAGGGTACTTGGGGTTCAGTCCAAGAGTACAATTTCCGACAACTGCGCTGATGTCGTGTTTCTCTATCAGAACTATGGGGATTTCAGCGGGGATATAGAGTATCTTTACACCGAAATCGTAAATCGGTTGAAATTCAAAGGGCTAATCAATTAATGAGCCGGAGTTTAGTGATCCGGCTTTTGTTATGTGTACACGGTGTTAAAAGTAACAAATATGTTATTTCTTTCTTCATCTTTGCTTGTTTTATTGTAACAAATATGTTACTTTTGTAGTGTCAATTAAAAATGTTCTTTGATTTTATGAAGTATTCAGAGTTTTACAAATTGATTGAATCAGCTGGCTGGACAATCAAAAAGGGAAAGAAACATTATAAATATGTTCATCCCGACTTTGACTACTTTATTCCTGTTGGCAGACATCAGTCTCAAGAGATACCCAATGGTACTCTTGACAGTATGTTGAAAAAGGCAGGGTTAAAGAAGTGAAAGGACTGCACCCACTTCGGTGGGTGCTTTAATTGACGAATTTAAAATACACGATTATGAAGAAGATTAAGGCAATTATTGAAAAGGCGAATGATGGGGGTATTTCCGTATATTCGGAGGATGTGAACGGAGCGTACGGTTTTGGGCTTACAGAGCAGGAAGCGAAAGATGATTTTATGTCCGTACTTGAAGAGCAGGCTGAATATTATAAAGAAAAACATGGAGACTTTCCTGTGTGGTATAAGTCTGGGTATTCTGTTGATTACGTATATGATTTAAGCGGATTCTTCGAGGCATTTCCTTTCATAAATGCCAGTAAGTTTGCAAAGGAAATTGGCATGAATGAATCTGTCATGCGGAAATATAAGGGAAAGATTGTAACTGCTTCCGATAAACAAAGAGCTCTTATACAAGAGAGATATAATAATCTTCTCAGAAGAATGGAAGCTGTCAGATTCTGATATTCTAGCCGTGAGGCTCTGATATAAAATTAAGAACTAATTGACAACAGAAGGCGCATCGTTTTGGTGCGCCTTTATTGCTTTTAATGAGGTTATCAATGAGTAAGCCGGAGTTTAATGCTTTGGCTTATCTAAATCAATAGTAGTGACTTTATCTTGCTCAGTTATATGAAGCTCTGATTTCATCCAAGTATGCAACTTGGGGTTATTATTGTAAGGTCTAATAGCTGTGAATATAGATGCAACTGTTGGGTATTTACTTAAAACAGCTCCAAATGCGCTAATAATACACTTCATATCTGAGCCGGAATTTAGGATAATAATGTCGTTGGAATTTTTATTTCTGACAATGTAGATTTCGGTATTCCAATCCCCCTTATTAACAGTTTCTATAACTTCGACTTCCGATTCTATTTCTTTGAGTTTTTCGTGAATAAATTTAGATTTACCCGAACCTTTTTCACCCTGGATTAATGTAATTTGTCTCATTTATATCTCCTTTCTTATTTTTAGTTTTTCGTTCTAACTCTCCTTTTCTGATTACGCAAATAGCATTCTCATAAGGTTCTTCCGTCTTTTGCCAGTAGTTCAGAAGTGACTGCCGGGCAATTCCAAGTTCTTGACTTGAAAATACATCATAGATGGCAGCAGGTGAAGCAAAGTACCTATGCTTACCAGTTGCTTTCATTTCTACGTGTATAACTCTTCTTTTATCTTCCTTTTCCATGATGCAAATATACTTATATAATTATTATATGTTACATAAAATAATACTTTTATAATTTATTAACTATATAAATAGTATTATTTGTTACATAATATACTATCTTTGCATCATCAGAAACGAAGTAATAACAATTAAAAGATATACGATAATGAAAGCAAAGAATATCATCAGAGAAGTAAGTTACAAAGGTCACATAATAACAGTGTTTGAAGATGGCTTTCATCAAGAATTTGTAATCATAGATAATGACGAATCAAAGCTGTATGATAGCATTGCAGATGCAAAGAGAGTTATTAGAGGCGAGCAACCTTATTACGAAATAAACTGAGTTTAACCAGCAGGGCGAAAGCCCTGCGCAATATAGAAGATTATGAAACGGTATTATTTAGAGCTTAACGGTGTATTTGTGAAAGATTCTAATTCTCTTAAAATCATAACAAGACATTATGAAAATTACCGTAAAAAGTATAAAGACGGTTTAATAGGTGTCTATGACAAACAAACAGGTGAATATATATTTTGATTATTTTAAGTCCTAATCCGGTAGCTTTCGGGCACCACAATATACACGATTATGAAAGCGGATTTAGTTTTAGTTATCAGCCCTGAAGCCCCACTGATGAAGCAACTGGGCAAGGTATTGGGTAAGATGGTAACCCCTTATGACTTCTCTACTATAGAGAGGGGTGAAAAGTACATCACCATACAGCATGATGAAACAGGGCTTGTAGTGGCTTATACGAGTGAAGAAAGATTGAATGTGAAACGATAAATATAGATTGACATGGTAACACCGAAAGAAATTATTGAATTGATAGAGAGTTTACCTAATTCAGAATACCACATATACACAGACGAAAGAGGTGTGACAGTGACTTCTGAATGGCTTGTTGGCAACTTTGCGGGTATGGGATTTGTGGCAGCTACGAAAGAGGATGCAGCACAACGGTTGATTGACTATCTTGACAGACATATTAAGCATGATTCAATAGTGGGTGATATTGTTTGTAAAAGTGGCTATCCTGACTTAAAGAGAGTGAAAGAATATTGCAATAACACTTTTATAGATTAGCTTATGAACTCAATAAACAAAAACGGTTGCAGCGTATGTCAACCCGGTAAAGAGAATTACACTACCTACAACACCAGGTTGAGAGGTAAAAGAGTGAGAATGTACCAGTACGACTACCGTACTGAAAGCGGTGAGTTGTTTTCTTGCTGTGCGCCTACCTTAGAGGCGTGTAGAGAAAGACGGGATAAATGGCTTAGTTCACGACAATAAGCCAATTGTCGTGTATAACGATTGAAGATATTTCGTTATCTTTGGTTGTGGTAGTACCTTTGGGGTACTATCTTTTATGTATAAATTTTATAACGATATAGTGATATGAAGATTAATTATAATGGTCAAGAGATAGAAGCGTATTCGCTCATAATGACAAAAGAAAACGCTTTAGATATTTTGAATGGTAAAAAGAGCATAGAAACACGTATGCTTAGCGCCAAATATGAGAAGATGTTCACGGACTTTGCGCAAGTTGACGAAAACGAGAAATTTAGAAAAGCTGGACGCGAGCAAGAATGTCAACCTATTTTAAGGACTGATATAGAAGCTATTCATTTTTATAGTACTGGTGCACCATGGACACTTGATGTCGCCATTGATGAAATTGGTATAGGCGAAATAACAGAAGAAGGAATAAAGTTCATGCACGATGAATTTGATTTTCATGATTTCGATGAACAGCTAGAAGATTTCAAGAAAAATCCGCCCGAAGAAGTGCCATTGTTCTATTATTTACATATCTGTGAGATTATTCATCATGATGGATTGAAATAATATAAGCCACTTCGGTGGCTTTACTTATTGGTAAAAAGATTGTTTAATTTAAAATTTAAGATTATGGGAGAAACTTACGCAACTGATGCGAGCGGTAATAAATATCGCACTCGAAAAGACTATGAAGCTGGTCGTTTTCAATCTATGGGTAGAAATGCAGCCCAAAGAGCGAGAATTAATCGTAAGGTAGGTGGTAGGATTGCTTGATGATGAAAAAGGCAATAGATATAATAAAAACTATCGCCGAAAGGACTGACAGGGTTATATTGTTTCACTCGGCATCGGGTAAAGACAGTATAGCCCTTTTAGACCTTATTTCACCATACTTTAAAGAAATTGTATGCGTTTATATGTACGTTGTTAAAGACTTATCTCATATTAACCGTTATATAAACTATGCTTGTAATAAATATCCAAATGTTAAGTATGTGCAGATTCCTCATTTTGCAGTTTATTCCTATAGACGCATTGGGTATATGGGATGCGAGAAAAATGAGAAACAGAAACTTTACAGCATGGCTCAGCTTACAGATATAGTAAGGGAGAAATACAATATTGAGTGGGCTTTCTTCGGCTTTAAGCAATCCGATTCAATGAACAGGCGTTTGATGCTACGTACATACGACATGAACGGAATTAATGAAGCGCAAAAGAAGTGTTATCCATTGTCTGAATACAAAAATAAAGACGTCATGGATTATATTAGCAGGGCTGGTTTAATCAAACCGGAATCATACGATTCCAAGCATCAATCATCCGGAACGGACATAACGGATATTAACTACCTTCTTTTTCTTCGTAATAGATTTCCGGGTGATTTGCAGAAAGTTATAAATGAATACCCTTTGGTGGAACGAAAACTATTTGAATACGATTATGAAAGAACTAAAGCAAAGTGAGACAAGAATTATAAAGCGCTCCAAAATAAATCTGAATCCGATTAATCCTAAAAGGCATTCTGATGAGAGGGTAAAACTGCAAAAGAAGAACTTGCAAAAAGTGGGTTTCCTCGGCGGTATCGTATGGAATGAGAAATCGGGAAATCTTATAGACGGGCATCGCAGGATAAAAGCAATGGATTTGCATTATAAATACGATGGTACTTCCAGCACGGATTACAATGTTAAGGTTGAGGTCGTAAATCTGGATGATAAGGCTGAGAAGGAACAGCTTACATACATGGCCGTGGGAAATACTAAACCAGATATTGATTTGATAGCTGATTACATTAATGATATTGATTACTCCGATGTCGGTTTGAGTGAAGCTGAACTTAATGATATTCTATCCATAAGTGGTATTGATGATATTAGATTGTCTGATTCTTTAGATAATTTGCTATCTTCCCCGGTGAAAGAATCAAAGCGTCTTGATAGAACAGATGAAGAAAAGAAAGCTCACATGAAAGAGGTTAAGCAACAGGTTAAGGCAGTGGCTAAGGAACGCCAACTCAATGAAGAAGCTTACATAATGCTTTCGTTCTCCTCCTACGAAGCTAAGGCTGATTTTTGTGACCTGCTTGGTATAAGTACAGATGATAAGTTCGCTAAAGGGGAAGGTGTTTTAAAACTGATTGAATAAGTATGGCAAAGCCGAAGTTTGATTTTGATGATGAACAGAACCTAATCCGTATTGAGGGTTGGGCACGTGATGGTTTGGACGATAAGCAAATCGCAGCAAACATCGGCTACAGTGAAGCGCATTTCTCTGTGTTGAAAGGTAAATTGCCTAAATTATCTAAAGCATTAAAAAATGGGCGTGCGCCCATTGATTTTGCCATTGAAAGCAAGATTTATCGTAAGGCTATGGGGATGAAGGTAAAAGTTCAACAGGCTATTAAGGTGAAAGATGTGTTTTTCGATGAAGAAGGTCGCAGATGCGAGAAAGAACGGGTAGAGATTGTGGAATTAGACCAAGAAGTACCACCTGATACAACAGCTGGTATTTTCTGGCTCAAAAACCGTAAGCCCGAACAATGGAATAGACCGGCTCCAAGAGCTGAAGATGATGCAGATATTCCAACAGACATAGAGCATGGCATCAACATTGATTCTTGGATTAAAGACAAGCTGAAATGATAGTACCTCAAGAAATTTACCATCCATTATACGAGGATAAGGAAAAATTTATAATTCTTATTACCGGTGGGCGTGGTTCGGGAAAGTCTTTCAATGCTTCTACCTTTATTGAGCGGTTGACTTTTGAAATGACTCCCGTAGAGAAAATAGTTCATCAGATTCTTTACACCCGTTACACGATGGTTTCTGCCGGTATGTCTATCATCCCCGAAATGATGGAGAAGATAGATTTGGACGGTACCACGAAATATTTCAAGACCACAAAGACGGACATAGTCAATAAGATGACTAAGAGCCGTATCATGTTTCGGGGTATCAAGACTTCTTCCGGAAACCAGACAGCAAAACTGAAATCCATTCAAGGCATTACGACTTTTGTCTGCGATGAAGCGGAAGAGTGGACAAGCGAAGATGAGTTCGACAAGATAATGCTCTCCATTCGCAAGAAGGGTATTCAGAACCGAATTATCATTATAATGAACCCATGCGATTCCAATCACTTCATCTACAAGAAATACATTGAGAAAACTCACAAGCTGGTAGAGATTGACGGTGTGCAGGTTCAGATTTCCACTCATCCGAATGTGCTCCATATCCATACTACGTATTTTGATAACTTGGATAACCTTTCTCCTGAGTTCCTGAAAGAGGTGGAAGATATGAAGGTGAGTAATCCTGAAAAGTATGCTCATGTGGTTATCGGCCGGTGGGCTGACGTTGCAGAAGGTGCTGTGTTCAAGAAGTGGGGAATTGTTGACGAGTTCCCGGCTTGGGCAAAGAAAATTGCTTTCGGGCAAGACTTCGGTTATACGCATGACCCGTCTGCTTCCATTCGTTGTGGTATCGTTGATAACGCCCTTTACTTGGATGAAGTGGATTACCGTACTGGATTGCTTTCTTCTGACATCATCAAGACTCTTCGCCCGTGGGGATTGAAAGTCATTGCTGACAGCGCAGACCCACGTTTGATTCAAGAGATACACAACGGAGGAATCAAGATATATGCCGTAGAGAAAGGTGCAGGCTCTATCAATGCCGGAATTGACAAAATGAAAGATATGGAGATTTATATAACCAAACGCTCGTACAACTTGCAAAGCGAGTTCAGAAAGTATGTTTGGGCAAAGGATAAGGACGGGAACTATATCAACGAACCGGAAGACCATGACAATCACGGAATAGATGCTGTACGTTACTATGTATTGGGTGAGCTTCTTGGTAAGATTCAGAAGCCGAAAGATTTAACAGGAATATTCACACATTAAAAATATAAACTATGCCATTGAATTTAGAAGAAATATTAGCATTGCCTGACATCGGGCAGAAGATAAACTACCTGAAGAAAGGTAGGAAAACTGAACTTCCCGACCGTTGTAAACTTTGGGACGATTGGAATCCGGAACGCCATGAAATCATGGTTGACAAAAAGAAGTATCCGGACAGAAAGGTTCTTGAAAAAGAAGCAGAGAAACACTTCGATGAAAAAACTGGTAAGACTTATGAAATCGAAGCAAAGTATAAGACTGAACCGGTGAACCGTATTTCCATTCCATTGGAACAAGATATAGTGAACATTCAAACTGCTTTCACTGTTGGTACTGAGCCTTCCATAGATTGCACTCCGACTGATGATGACGAAAAGAAGCTGCTTGATGCTGTAAAGGCCGTATTCAAGTCCAATAAAATCAAGTATCAGAACAAGAAGATTGTCCGTGCTTGGTTATCCGAACAGGAAGCGGCAGAATATTGGTATGTTACCGATGATGATTCGTTTTGGGCAAAGTTCTGGAAGAAAATAAAGACTACCTTCGGGGGGAAGGTCAAGCCCACCAAGAAACTGAAAAGCGTGTTATGGTCTCCATTCAGAGGTGATAATCTATACCCATTTTTTAACGACGAAGGTAAAATGATTGCTTTCTCACGTGAGTACAAGAAGAAGCTCATGGATGATTCGGAGGTCATCTGCTTTATGACTATCACGGACAAAATGGTTTATCAATGGGATTTGTCTAAAGGGTATGAAGAAAGAACGCCTTTTGCTCATGGATTCCCAAAACTACCGGTTCTCTATGCTTATCGTCCTGAACCTTACTGCAAGAAGATAAAGACTTTTCGGGTCCGATTAGAGAAATTGCTATCTAATTATGCTGATTGTATAGACTATCATTTCTTCCCACTGCTGAAGCTAATTGGAGATGTAGAGGGTTTCATGGGTAAGGTTAAGGACAGAATGGTCAAACTTACGGGTGAAGGTGCGGATGCTCAGTATCTGACGTGGAACCAAGTTCCGGATACGGTACGTTTTGAAGCAGAAACACTCACTAATATGGCTTATGATATGTCAAACACTCCAAGAATATCGTTTGAGACATTGAAAGGCATAGGCAAGGCTTCCGGCACTGCTTTCCGCTTCATGTTTATGGGTGCACATATGGCGGTAGAAAATCACGGTGAGGTTATCGGTGAGTTCTTGCAGCGAAGAGTAAATTTCATTGTTTCCGCTTTAGGCTCTATCAATCCAACCGAGTTTAGCAAGGCATCGCAGACCATTGACATAGAAACAGAACTGGTTCCATATATGATTGATGATTTGAATGATAAGGTGACCACTGCCGTTTCCGCTGTCAGTGGTGGCATCTGGTCAACGCGTGAGGGAATCATGTTTGCCGGAAATGCTGATAGGGTAGAAGAGGAACTTGCAGAAATCAAAGAGGAACAAGCAGCAAAGAATGAGCAAATCGGAGATAAGGGAAAGAAAAACGCCTCTTAGTTAGAAAAATTACGGGACTTATAGTTTTAGTATAAGAAAAATAGTTAGCGGTGGCTTCAAAGAGTTGCCGCTATTTTTTTTGCTCTTTTAAATTATAAATATTAGAATATAATTTTGAATTATAGAATTATATATGTATTTTTGTCACACGATAATTGAGTAACCAATGAGAATATTTACCGAACAAGCATTAAAAGAATATGCAGAGAACCATCCCGATTCAAAGGTCGCTTTGCAAGAATGGACTACCATTGTGAAAAGAAGCAAGTGGACCTGTTTTGCCGATATTAAGAAAACGTTTAATAGCGTTGATAGTGTAGGTAATCAACACTATGTTTTCAATATCAAAGGCAATAACTATCGTTTGGTAGTAGTGATTAAATTCACTATTCAGTTTGTGTATATTCGCTTTATTGGTACTCATAAAGAATATGATAAAATAGATTGCGCTAATATTTAGGATTATGACAAAGATAGAAAATCAAGCCCAATATGAATGGGCGGTGAAAAGAGTAGAGGAACTTCTTCCATTAGTGAAAGATGATACTCCTTTGAATGACCCAAATAGCATAGAATTGGAGCTTCTTTCTAATTTGGTTGCTGATTATTCCGAAGAACATTTTGCATTGGGAGAACCAACACTTGTGGATGTTCTTAAACTTCGTATGTACGAAATGGGGCTTAATCAAAAATCACTTGCAAAGTTGGTTGGTGTCAGCCCATCACGATTAAGTGATTATATATCTGGTAAATGTGAACCAACCTTGAAAGTTGCTCGTGAGATAAGCCGGAAGCTAAATATTGATGCAAATATAGTGTTGGGAGTATAAGTATAAGTTTTTGTCGTGATATATTTTAGGCGTGATTCATTCGGTTTCACGCCTTTTTTTATACCATTTTACGACAATCGTTTTATTGTCGTGTATCACCTATCTGATTATTTCTCACCCTCTTTATAAATAGCGAAATTTACCGTAGAAATTTATAAATCAAATTCATACGGTATGACAATCTTAGAACAAATCTTAGCAGGGCTACAACAGAAATTCGCTGGGGTGGACACTGCTATCTTAACCCGAATCGCTACTAAAAAGGCAGAGGGTGTAACGGACGAGACAAAGGTAAACTCTATTATTGAGGGTATCAGCTTTTCGGACGTGCTTAATTCCTATGGTGATTTCCGTGCCGGGGATGCTTCAAAAACGGCAGTGACTAACTACGAGAAGAGGCATAACCTTAAAGACGGTAAGCCAATCGAGACTACCACAACCACCAAAACGGAAGAGAATAAAGACGATGTGCCTGCATGGGCGCAAGCTTTAATTGACTCCAACAAGAACCTTTCTGATAAGCTAACACAGTTAGAAACGGAAAAGGCTCAAGCAACACGTAGCCAGCAGATTTTGGCAAAGGCAAAGGAGTATGGTATTCCCGAAAACTACGCCAAACGATGCGCCATTAAGGACGATGAGGACTTGGACGCATACTTCAAGGACTTGAAGCAGGAGTTTGCGAATGACGGCTTTAAGGGTGTAGTTCCTCCAGATACAGCAAAAAAAGAACTGGAGAATGAGACTCAGTCGTTTGCGAAAATGATTGCAGACGACACTAAAGAAATTGTAGAACAACAAAAACAGTGATTTTATGGCAGCAGGATTTAAGTATAATCTTGAACCGGAAGTTGAGCAGGAAGAACGCTACGACGTAGAAACCGGACGCAGACGCAGAGGTCCGTACAAGTTGGACACAACCAACCTCGTTGTCGGCTCGTACTTGCCCTCATTCACACCGATTGCAGCTGACTTGGTGAAGAAAACATCCCAAGTGGCTATCCGTGTGGAAGTATATGAGAAGTTTACAACAGGCTCCAATACCACATTGAAAATCAAGAAACGTTCTTTGGCTTACAAAGGTATGCACTTGGGTAACGGTGCGCATGGAGCGACAATCAACGCTATTGACAAGGCTGACAAAGCTTTTGATAAGCTGACGTTAGCGGCAGACTTTGGAGAAAATCTAGAAGCTGGAACAGTTCTTTACGAAGCGACAGCCGCAGACGGTACAACGCCCAAAGTTATCGCAAATTCAGCTCTGTATGAAAGGAAGCAGGTAGAGGATGGCATAGTATTGGTTTCCCTTTTGATGCGTGCGTTTGAAATCGAACCGACCAAGCTGGTAATGCCTTTCGCAGATATTGACAAGGCGAATATGCCGCACTTCCAGTTTAACGCTTTGGATGTCAAACAAGAAAAAGAAGCCGTATCTATTCCTAAGGCTTCTTCTAGTCAGGACGGTTTGATGAGTAAGGAAGATAAAGCCAAATTGGATGGGGTTGCAGCACAAGCTAACAAGTATACTTTAACAGCAGCTACGACTTCTGCTTTTGGAGGTGTAAAGCAGGCAGCCAAAGTGAATGATGCATCTGGTACGGTGTCGGTAGAAAACTTTAACGGATTATTGACAGCGTTGAAAAACGCAGGTATAATGGCAAAATAAAGAAAGGAGGACTAATATATGATGCTAACTATTCATACATTGTTTAATGACCCGAACATTGTAAATGCAGTGATTCAGCGTGTCCTCAAGACAAGAAAGGACACAATTTATTGGCAGCAGTATTTGGGCTTCCGTAGGACTACTACTCGTGTATTTAAAGACTACATCGGTCAGGTTACTGGCGTGATGGCTGGTTCCATCAACTCCCGTTATGGCGAAAAGCCTATCCGTGAACGCAGGAATATCGGTTCCGGATATGGTGAGATTGCCTATTTGGGTGACCGCTATCAAATCTCAATCGACCGTTTGTCTGACTTGCAGGACTTGATAGATAAGTATAATGCCGCCAAACCGGAAGACCAGAAAGCAGCCATGCGTGACATCGTGGACTTCATCTATGACGATTACCGTCAGGTATTGCTGGCACCGCACAAGCGTATGGACATTATCGTAGGCTCTCTGTTGATGACTGGAGCAGCAAGCGTGAAGAACAAGGACGACAATGCCGGAGGAATTGACTTATTGAACATCGACTTGCCGTTTAAGTTTATCAAGCCGGACACAGAGGATAAAGACTATTTCGTCACTTACTTGCAGCAGAAACTGAATGAGCTGAAATCTATTTACGGCACATTCCCCAAGATGATTATGAGCCGTGGCACATTCATCAAGAATATTATCGGTTCAAGTGAATTTGGAGATAAGTTCAAAATGCAGCTTACAGGCAATGAAATGTATATGTCTACCGGGCTTATCACCTCGCAACTGGCTTCTACCATTTTTACAGGTATCGGACTTCCGGCTATTGAAATCAAGGAAGATTATGTGGTAGACCAAACAGGTAAGAATATCCCCATTTATGCAGATGGTCGTATTTCCCTGCTTCCGCAGGATAAAATCGGTTATATGCGCTTCCACACTCCTTATGAAGCTGTGGATGGTGTACCGGGACGTAATTACACTCAGGCAGATGGCGATATGCTGATTTCAGGTTACAAGGACGGCAATGGTCGCTATCTGGAATACACAGCCGAATGGATTCCGCAGATTGCGAACCCGAACCTGATTGTGAACTTCGATTTGAGTGAGATGAACGCATGACAGTAAACGATTATATATTACAGAAGTTTCAGACCTTCAGCGTTAACTTGTCGGAGGCTGACCTTTTCGATATATGTCTGAACGCAAAGATAAGCGGAGGGGGTGAGATGAACGAGGATTGCCAAACACGGGTGTCGGTGGCAATTGCGAAGTTCATCCCCTCTCTATTGCTTCGTGCCACTTCCATCAGCGAAAGCGGTTTTTCTATGTCTTGGAACATTCAAGGCATTAAGGATTACTATTCATTTCTGTGTAAACAGTACGGTTTGAAAGACGAACTGGGTAACAAACCTAAAGTGACTTTCTTATGATATTCGCCCCACACATATTGCAGGTAAAAGTTATCACCCCGATGGACAAGGATGAGTTTGGCAGACCTATTCCCGGAACAGGTGGTGAATACTGGCAGAAGGTATGCAAGTGCCGTTGTGATGATAACACTACCAAAGAGTTTTCATCTGATAACGGCTCTGTGTATCGTCCGAATTATCATGTAGTATGTGAGAAAAGAATTACTGTCAAGGCTGGTGATGAAGTACGTTGCATGGATGGTGATGGCGTAAGAGGTCAAGGCGAAGTCTACACGGTAAAGAGTACAAACTACTTTAACTACTCGGAATTATGGATGTAGATTTCGATTTCTCAGATGTCGACTCCTTTTTCGATGAAGGAGAATGGGAGGTCGAAAAGAAGATGATTGATGTAGGCGATGAAGCCGTGAAGTACGCAGAGGAACATGGGGATTATCAAGACCATACACTCACTTTGAGAACGTCCAATGATTACGATGTCAATAAAGACGGTTTGACATTGAAAAACGAAGCGGAATACGCATCATTCGTAGAATCTAAAGGGTATGATGTTTTGAGTAGTGCTGCTTTATTTGCGGAGAAACGATTAAAAGAAGAATTTGAAAAATGAAAAAGTACATTGGAACAAAACAGATTGAAGCAGAACCTATGACATTGGGTGAAGCTTGCAGTAAAGGCTTGGTAAAAAGTGAAATAGAAGAGAATGAGTCTTATAAACTAGGATATCACACTCGTACTGAATATGGCTATGAAAGTTGGTCACCCAAAGAACTGTTTGAAGAATCATATCGAGAAGTCAAGAAAGAAACTCCTATCTGTTTCGGTGATGCTATCGAAGTGTTAAAACAAGGTGGGACTGTTCGTAGAAGTGGTTGGAACGGTAAAGGTTTGATGGTATTCAAACAAGTGCCAGCTCATATCGAAAGCGACATCATCCCTAAGATGCAATCGCTTCCCCAATCGGCAAAAGACCTTATTCTGAAAGGTAAGGGATTTATTGACTATACAAGCCAGTGTCTTATCTACAACGAGAATACCGGACGCGCTGATTCATGGGTTCCGTCTATCAGTGATGTATTTGCAGAAGATTGGGAGATTGTGGAATGATAGTAACTACCGACATAGGAAACATTCTCTATCGGGACTGCAAGGCTTTCGGAATAGATATAGTGCCTGATGGTGAAACGCTGACGGGTGAATTGAAGTCCGAAAGGATTGTCATCCACACGAAGAAACAACAGCCGGGAAAGTATTGGAAGAAATCTTTTGCAGAAGTGAATCTATGTGTACCCAATTTAAGCGAGAATGAAGCGAACACAATCCGGCTTAACGAACTTGAAAGAAAGGCTGACAAGCTGCTTGATGATGTAGTAAGCACCTATGACGGTACAACCTATCGTTACTCTATCGAATCAATTGGCGCGGAAGCGGATGCAGCTTTGAAATGCCATTACGTGAATGTGAGAATTTTATTTGAAGTAATAAATGTAAAACTATAAGATTATGATTTCAGCAGTAGGAATAAAAAGAATCTTGTTTGCCGATATTGATAAGGTAACGGCAGACATTACCCCCGAAATCGCAAAGACTTTGATTCAAGCCGCTATCAAAGCGAAAGATGAGGTTTTGAATGTACACGGGGAAACGTGGCAGATTGAGGAAACGGAAGCCTCCGTCACTGGGTACAAGAACCAATTAACGGGAAAGAATTACCGTTACGATGATGTGCCGGGAGAAGTATCGCCCGCTTTCTCTATCGGACAATATGACTGGAAGACCAAGAAAGCGTTCATGGGTGGCGATGTTATTCAGGCAACATCTAAAGATGTAGGTTGGAAGCGTGCTTTGGATAAAGTTATTATCAACAAAGCATTGTTCTGTCTGACCGATGATGATGTCTGGTTCATCTTCCCAAAATGCCGTATTGTTTCCCGTGAAGCCAATACGGATAAGGCAATTGCAATCGCTGTAAAAGGCTTGGTGCAGGAACCGGGAATCGAAGGTGTTTCTTCTGAGTATAACTATGAAGAAGGGCAGATTAAAGCTTTGCAGGCATGAACTACAGTAACCATTGTACCTACTCCTTCCGATGCGACCGTAAAGCTGGACGGTGCAACGGTCAAGTCAAAGCAGGTGAATGCTGGGGCTACCGTTCACTATGAAGTGTCGAAAGTGGGGTACGTCACTCAGTCAGGAGATATTAAAACCACTCCTTCTGAAGTTGATACCACTCTTAAAAAAGAGATAACATTGGTAAAAGCACAAGAGTGATAACCGGGGGATGGATATATACCATTCCCCCTTTTAGTTTAAGAATATGAATCAAGCAGCAAAAACGGTTTCTGATGCTTTGTTAGGGCTGGATTTCATGAATGTGGAGATAGGAGGGATGGTTTATACCATTAAACCTCCTACAATTAAAATTATCTGTCGTGCCATTCATCATTTTTCCAATATCGGCATGACTGGAGATAATGTCATGGAAGCTATTAAAGAGCTTCCTGAAGCTACTGAAGATATGCTGAAAGGTATTTCATGCTTCATCTGCGGGAATGATAGTTTGGTCAAAGAATTGGAGAACGGCACTTTTGAAGAAGTCAAAGATGCCTTGGAAGTCTGTTTCTCTATGATGGATATTTCGGCTTTTCAGTGTGTCAGCTCGATGAGGAACGTGTCGATGCTGGCAGCAAGACCGAAACAGTAGGAAACACAACGTTCTTCGGGCAGATAGCCCATTTGATTGACACGCTGCATCTGAGTTATACAGAAGTGTTTGAGATTATCCCTTATCGGAATCTGCTGATGATGCAACGGGATAAATTACGCGCAGTATATGGTGGTCAGAAGGTGAATAGAATCAGTGGTAAGGAATTGGCTAATCGTAGGAAAAAGAAATAGATATGTCAAAATTATATTTTAAGATAGGTAGTGACTGGGAAGAAGTTGTAAGACTTCGTAATGAAATTGCAAAATTAAAGCAGGAGTTAATGAGCATGGATGGCACGCAGACTCCTGCTGCTTTCAAGGCTTTGAATGCCCAACTTGCTGCATCTAATCAAAGATTGGATGAGTTGGTGACTAATGCAGCCAAAGCTGGAGCAGAGATGGAAACGGGATTCAAAAGGAAAATCTTCGATGCTTCCCAGGCCGTGAATGGATTCACAGAGAAGATTCTTGCTCAAAAAGCGGTAGTTAAGGATATTGAAGCGGATGTAAAACGACTTGGGGATGCTTATCATATAGCATTGAAAAGGAATCCGTTATCAGCAAATAGCAAGTTAGAAGAATATAATGCTGCCCGCAAAGCTCTTGATGAGGAAAAGGCGGCTTTATTTGGACTTACCCAACAACAAGCCGAAGCGCGTCTTTCTGTAAAGAAACTCCGGGATGAATACGCCCTTTACAATGATAATGCTAAGGAAATCGTAGAAAGTAATAATGGTATCACTATTTCTTGGAAAAAAGCATTGGCGGTTATTGGTGGTGCTGGAGTACTGAAAGCATTAGGTGCTGAAATGATTCGTGTACGTGGCGAGTTCCAGGCTGCTGACACTGCTATTGAAACTTTATTGGGAAACAAAGAGAAAGCCAATGCCCTCATGTCACAAGTTCGTGAGTTCGCTAAAATTTCTCCGCTTGAATTTTCTGATGTAACAGCAGCCACGCAGATGATGCTTGGTTTCAACATTGAAGCCGAGAAAGTTCCCCGTTATCTACAAGCTATTGGCGATGTTTCTATGGGGAACACACAAAAGTTTAATTCTATGACTTTGGCATTCTCTCAGATGTCCGCTGCCGGTAAACTTATGGGTCAAGACCTCAATCAGATGATTAATGCAGGATTTAATCCTCTGCAAATCATGTCTGAAAAGACCGGTAAGTCTATCGCTACCCTCAAAGATGAGATGTCTAAGGGGGCTATTTCCGCAGAAATGGTTCAGCAGGCATTTATAGATGCTACTTCCGCTGGTGGTCGATTCTATCAGATGTCCGAAAACGCTTCAAAAGAGATAAACGGTCAGCTTTCTATGATGCAGGATGCGATGGATAGTGTTCTCAACGAGTTAGGTGAGAAATCGGAAGGTGTAATTATGGACGGCATTCAGATGACTGCTTCTTTGATTGAAAACTACGAAACAGTCGGCAAGATACTTGCTGGATTAGTAGTTACTTATGGCGCATATCGTACTGCTGTAATGCTTACTACTATCGCAACGAGCAAACACACGATAGCCGAGATAGCCCTTACCAATGCCCGTGTACTGGCACGGAAAGCACAAATGGCTCTCAATGCGGCAATGCTTACCAGTCCTTATGTTTTGCTGGCGACTGCCGTTGTAGGGCTTGGTGCGGCCATGTGGTCGTTATCCGATAATACAACGTCAGCAGAACGTGCTTTAGATTCATATAACAAGAAAATAGAAAAACTCAACACGGACGAGGAAGAAAGGAAACGTACTTTGGAGGATCTTGTTAGTACCATTAATAGCGAGGTGGAAGCCGATACTACTAAACTCAAAGCCCTGAAAGACATTGAGGAACTATATCCGGCACTCTTTAGGAAATATGTTGATGAGAAAGGTCATATACAAGATTTGACAGGTTTTTGGAAAGCATATAATGAAGAGGTCGTAAAATCCAGAACACAGTCAAAACAGGCTATAGTCGAATCTTTGGAACAACAGGTAAAGAGTGCGGAATGGGCTTATAATTTAGCTAAAAGGGAAAACAACCGTTCCGAAATGAAGGTTCAGGCACAGCGTATCGAAGACCTGAAGAATGAATTGGCAAACGCAAGAAAAGATGTCTTGTCAGAAATCAATACCCAATTGGAAGTTGAGAACAGACAGGAAACACAAGAAACTACATATCAAGAAGATTTGGCAAATGCTAAAGTCGAATGGGAGAAAGCGAAAAAAGGGTATGAAGCATTAATCAAAGATCAGACGGCTACATCGAAACAGGTGAAAGAAGCCAAAGATAAGATGGAAACATCCGAAAAGGCATACAAGGAGCTGGGAGGAGTAACCGGAAGTTCATTGACCAGACAGGAAAATCTGGCGAAGAAGCAGAAGGAGAATCAGGAAAAGTTGGATGAAGAACTTCTTTCCATACAGCGCAAGAACCAGCAGGATGAAATTTCATTGATGGAGGACGGAGCAGAAAAGAAGCTTGCACAAATAAAAGCCGACCATGAGGCGCAGAAGCAAGCCATTGAAAAGCAGATGGCAGAACTTGCCAAAGTAAATAAGGAAGCTGGAAACACGAGCATAAATTCCAATGGTCTAACCGCAGAGCAACAGACGGAGATTGATAAAGCAAATGCTCTGAATGTTGAATCACGCAAGAAAGCTGAAGAAGAGGTGTACCGTGCCGAAGCAGAGGCAATGCGTGACTATCTGAAAGAATATGGTACATTTCAACAACAGAAACTTGCTATAGCCGAAGAATACGCCGAAAAGATACGCAATGCACAGAGCGAAGGCGAAAGACTGTCTTTGGAAAGACAGAAGGATTCTGCCGTTCATCAAGTTGATATGAGTGCTTTGTCGCAGAAAATTGACTGGGGGGCTGCTTTCGGGGATTTGACAGGATTGCTTGGTGAACAGATGAAAGATCTTCTACGTGAGTTAAAAATATATGTAAAGACTGACAAATTCAAGGAATCAGATGAAACCGACAAGAAGACTGTTTATGATGCCATTGAAATGATTGAAGGAATGCTCCCCGGTGGAGATGGTACCCTTAACTTCAAGCAGCTTCAAGAACAGATGGTTCAACTCGGTAATGCTGTGACAAAGGTAAGGGATGCGGAAGTGCAACAAAATCTTGCATACGCTAACTTGAAAAAGGCGCAGGAAGATTATGAAAAGGCCGTGAAAGATGGTAATGAAGCTGAAATTCAGAAGAAAAAATTAGCTGTTGACATTGCCAAGTCTGGAGTGACCGCCGCCGATTCAAATTACAGAGATGCAACAAACGAATTGCAAAATCTTGGTGAGGGTGTGAAGAAATCCTCAAAAGATACCATCGAGGGATTGAACGCAGTGGCAAGCGGATTGCACGGCTTTGCAAGCGGAACTCTGAAAGGTTCTTTTGAGGGGATTCAAAATATGCTTGACGGGCTGTCAAAATTGAATATCGGAGGTAAGATTGGCAGTGCCGTTGGGAAAATATCAGAAACACTTTCAAGTGCAGGGGTTATAGGACAAATTATTTCTGCTATACTTTCTATTCTTGATATATTGAAAGATGGCATAGGTTCTCTCGTTTCTTCAATCATAGATACAGTTCTTAACGCAGTAGATGGAATTTTGGATAATATTCTTAGTGGGGACATATTTGTTCAGATATTCAGTTCTATTAAGAACGGTATAGGTAATATCCTTAATACAGTAACTTTCGGTGGGTTTAGGTCTTGGTTTGGTATTGGCGGTAATAAAAAAGAGGTCGAAGAAGCCATTAACAGGTTGACAGACCGTAACGAAACGTTACAAACTGCCATTGAAGACTTGACTGACGAAATGAAGGCAAGCAAGGGAACGCAGTCTGTTGCCGCATACCGGGATGCTTATAAGTATCAAAAAGAAACTATTGATAATTACAAGCGTATAGCGCAGGAACAAGCACGTTATTCTGGTTCTCATCATAGCTGGAATTACTATTGGGGCGGTTTTTCTCAGGAACAGATAGACCGTCTGAGCGGCAAGATTGGCCGTGATTGGAATGGTGATATCTGGAATCTTACCCCAGAAGAAATGAAAATGCTTCGTGAGACAGTCGATATGTGGGAAACCATTCAGAATACCGGCAAAGGTGGATACGGTGACCGTCTGACTGATAAGTTGAATGACTATATTGATCAAGCTGGTACGTTGGAAGAACTGACGAATGAACTTTACGAGGGTCTGACTGGAATGTCATTTGATTCTATGTATGATAGTTTTGTTGACAATCTTATGGATATGAAATACGATGCGAAGGCAGCATCGGAAGATATATCAGAATACTTCATGCGTGCCATGCTTTCCAATAAGATTGGTGAGTTATACAGCGAAAAGTTGGAGGATTGGTGGAAAAAGTTTGGTGCCAGCATGGAGGATAACGAGCTGACCGAAGAGGAAAGGAAAGCCTTGCAAGATGAATATATGCAGTATGTTGACGAAGCCATGAAATTACGTGACGAGCTTGCTGCCGCAACCGGATATGACAAGATTTCACAGGAGTCCTATTCCCAATCTTCTTCATCAAGAGGGTTCGGCACTGAAATGACACATGAAGATGCAGGAGAACTAAGCGGTAGGTTTACAGCATTGCAGATTGCAGGAGAAGAGATAAAGAATCAGAATATTATTCAATCTCAATCACTTAATCTACTGACAGTAAAAGCAGATGCTCTACTTTCCATAAATACGGAAACAAGGAATATCGCTGATGATACGCGAGATTTGATAGCACAATCTTATCTTGAATTGGTACAGATTTCAGAAAATACAGGGGCAATCGTCAAACCTATTCAACAGATGCAAAGAGATATAGCAGAAGTTAAAAAGAATACAGCAAAATTATAGTCTATGGATGAATTATTAATTAATGGCGAAAACGCTTATACAACATGGGGTGTGAGAATGGGAGAGGGGTTTCTTGATGTTATTGGGGCATCCGCTCCCATGAAGGATTTTATTGAGAACAAAAGCCGACTTGAACATGGGAAACGGGTAATAATCAATAATCCTAAAGTCGATGAGAGGGAAATAACTCTTTCGTTCACTATCGAGAGTAATTCTCAGTCTGATTATCAAGCAAAGAAGAAAGCTTTCTTTGATGAGCTGTATAAAGGTGTGGTTGATATTCAGATTCCTGCTAATAGTAGCGAGGTTTACCATCTTATTTATACTGGCAAGAGTGTCACTTACGCACAGAGTTTAGACCGAACTTTCGGAAAAATTTCAGCCAAGTTTAACGAGCCAAATCCGGCAAACAGAAGCTAATTCACGACATTGGTTTTATTGTCGTGTATGTGAGTGCTCAAAATTGGGCACTCTTTTTTTTATCCCCGAACTTTGAAGACATGGAACAAATCGACATCAAAGACATATCCGGTGCTATCCAGCTTACAACTCTGATCAATGAAGGCTGCAAGCGTAAGTTCACTCTGATGAAGGAGGATTACATCATGTTAAAGTTCTCCTTGGATAATCCCATATATTTCAAACTTGGCTCATACGTGGAATGTAACTTCGGATTGTTCGAGGTGTGCGACTTGCAGAAGCCCGCATTCAACACCAATACCGCCGGCTACGATTACGAATTAAGACTTGATGCCTATTACTGGAAATGGAAAAACAAAATCTTCAAATATACCCCGGAGACGACCGGACAGGAAGCGTCCTGGAACCTGACCGCCCCGCTTGACGTACAAGCCGGTATAGTCCTTAGAAATTTGAAAGCTCTTGGTTACAAATACAGGGGTAATGATTTCGATTTTTCTATAGATTCGTCAGTAGAGGATTCAGCTAAGTTGATGTCTTATGAGAATACCAATCTGCTGGATGCTCTTACTAACATGGCAGAAACGTGGAATTGTGAGTGGTGGGTAGAAGATAATATTATCCGATTTGGACGTTGTGAGAATGGAGATGCTGTTAGGATAGAGCTGGGTGTGGAAGCCCAAGAAATGCCGCGCAGTGAAAGCCAGGGAACCTATGCTACACGTGTGTATGCTTTTGGATCAACAAGAAACATTCCTTCCAACTATCGGCCTGTTGATGAAACAGTAGTGGTAAATGGTATTGTTCAAAAGCGGTTGATGTTACCAGAAGGAACACCGTATATTGATGCTTATCGGTATAAGGATGGTAAAAGGGTATATATTGGTGAAGAAGGTTATGATATAGGTACGGAAATGCCGCAGGAGGAAGCTATTGAAGATATTATATTCCTTGATGAAGTCTATCCACGTACTGAATGTGTTGTTGGTACGGTTGGCAGTTATACGTCTACGATAGAAGATGAAGAAACACAAGAAACAGTAACCCAGACATTTTATTATGTAACCGATACTAGTGGGCTTGTCTTTGATGAAAGTTATATTATTGATGGAGAAGAACTTAGGTTGGTATTCCAGTCTGGTTTACTTAATGGTATGGATTTCGGTGTAACATTTCATAAGGCTGGCACAAGTTTAGGAAGCGTAACACTTGAAAGTGATGTCTATGAAATTGTTGCCAATGATAATTATGGAAGGACATTGCCCGATGAAACATTAAAACCTACTACAGGAGATAAATTCATTCTTTACGGCTGGGATAGTACGAAGATAACGGACCTTGGCCTCGTATCAAATGCCGAGCAAGAATTAAGAGATAAAACGGTGGATTGTGTAAAAAAGATGATGGTCGATGATGGTACATACAATACTACCCTTGCATCATCATGGGTAAAAGAAAACATGATCAGCCGGACATTTGACATTGGCCAAAGAATAGAGCTTGTCAATAAATCTTTTTTTGAGACTAGTCGGATATCTAGAGTTATAGGTCTTGAAATAAAGCTTGATTTACCTTACGATGCTCCTGTATATACAATCGGTGAAAGCACAGCATATTCCCGAATTGGGGAGCTTGAAAATAAAGTTGACAATCTTACTTATAAAGGTCAGACGTACACTAGTGGAGGTAGAAAAGGGGTTTATATAATCCGTACAAATGATTCGACTGCTCCTAGCAATAGTAATGTGTTCTCTGCTTTACGCTCATTAGCAATGTTCCTCCGCAAAGATATCGCCGACACAGCCAATGAGCTGATCACTTTTTTAAAAGGTCTTTTGATAGGTAAGAACGGTAGTGGAATTACTGTACTTGAGAACGGTATGTCACAGGCTGTTGTTGATTATCTGTATGTCAAGGTCAAAGCCGTTTTTGACGAGCTTGAAGTAAAGAAGAAGACGTATGTAGGTGGCGAGCAGGTGATTTCCCATGCAGGCATGAAATGCAACCGTGTGGATGAGTTGGATGATGTCTACCGTTGTTATTTCAAGGAAGAGGAAGACGGAATTGAGATAGAGAACCAGTTTACTCCGGGATCTCTCGCCATCGCACAGGAGTGCAATATCAAGACTGGCGTTTCTCATCATGTCGGCAACCGCTATTACTGGCGGTTGGTCACAGCAGTAGGTGAGAATTATATAGACCTGTCCAAGACCGTGTGTGATCCTAATGTCGAGAACGATGTTCCGGTGGCAGGTGATGATATCGTGGGATTAGGCCATAAGACCGATATCACCAGACAGGCGGCGATAATTCTCTCTTCGGTGAACGAAGTTTCTCCGTCCATCATCATGTATCAGGGTATTAATGATTTTACCTTGACCGGGAAAGACGTTATTTCTTTTGATTTTGACAGGTCTACCGGCAAGGCCCGGATGAAGGTGTACGGAGATACGTATATTGGCGACAAGGACCGGACCACTTACATGGAATACACTCAGGATAAAGGTGTTGATATCAAAGGTATGTTCCATATCGAGCAGGGTTCCACCGGATGGCGTAATATGGAAGGTCTGCCGAATGAGATACAGGCGGCCGCAGATCTTGCCCAAGAGGCCAAGGATGCGATAGACAATGCGGCTGTCGGCTCGGTCAATCTGTTGCGCAATTCCGGGTTTACCGGAGATTATGAGACAGAGGACCTGTCTGCCGCTACCGAGCTATCGGCGGATACTGAACTTTTTAGCAAGCAACTGGAATATTGGACGGGAGTGGCTACCGTATCTGCGGACAGTGATGCCGGCTCCGGGTACTCTGCTGCAATCGGTAGTTTGTCCCAGTCCGTATCATTAATCAAAGGAGAAAGTTATGTTATCAGTTATAAAGCAAAGGGTACGTCTGTGTCTGTTTCGTGCGGTTCTTTCAGTGTTTCTCAGCCTCTCACATCCTCTTATCAGAGATATACCCATAAGATCACCTTCAATGGCAGTGGTATATTTCTTATCAGTGGTACCGCAACCGTTTGTGACCTTCAACTAGAAAGAGGGACCATTGCCACAGACTGGAAGCCTTCAATTCTTGATAACGACAAGTCCATGGCCGGATTTCAGGCGATTAACTATATCGCGAGCGCAATCAAGGATGGATCTGTGGATATCCTTGGTGGTTTGATACTGGCTAATATGATCCAATTAGGCAACTACAAGGATGGCAAGTTACAGAAGGTCACAGCCGGAGTTAGCGGTATATACAATGACGATGATGATGTGGCATTCTGGGCAGGTGGCACGCTGCAACAGGCTATATTAACCGTAATGAGGTTTCGTAATGATCCGAATTATCAACCCACCGATGAAGAATGGGCGAATATGGCGAACTTCGTTGCCACTCATGGTGGCGATACGTTCCTGCGCGGCTATATTTATGCCTTGGGTGGTAAGTTCAGAGGTGTGGTTGAAGCCTTGGGCGGATTTTTCCGCGGAAAAGTAGAAACATCTGTTGACGGGAAACGCATTGTTATTGATCCGGATAAAAATACTCTTGAAATGTACACGACTGAAGGACATGCCACCTTGATATTAAGGTTCGACACATCATCGGACGGATGGGAATATGGTGATTTGATTTTGCGGAAATATGTAGGGGACCAATTGATACAAGAAACGACTGTATATCCGGAACGTATCAGAATACAGAATCATGTGGAAAATACGGATATCATTCTTAATCCCAATAACGTATCCTTCTATGGTTCTAAAGGCGAAACGCTGTTGGTTGGGATGAAACCGGTATATGACGGGGTGAGTGTGTCTAAGTATGTGGCCAATATTGAATGCAGTAATTGGCCGTCTAAAGATAACGTCAGTTCCGGGCAGGTATATGTGGAATATGAGACAGTAGAAGGAGTCGTGACAAACGGGACTTTAAAAGTAAAGAAGTGATATGGAACTGAATACTATTAACAAAACGGGAACTTGGAGTGAGGCGGCAGACCGTCTTAACAACAACTTTAGCAAGACTTCTACCGAAGTGGAAAAAGTCAAGCAGAACGGTATCCGCAACAAGGGGTTGTTCTCTACTCTTGAATCACTGAAAGCGGCTGTTCCATCTCCTGTTGTAGGTGACTGGGCTGTTGTGGGTGACACCATACCGGGTCCTATATATCAATGCAAGACAAAGGGAACATGGAGTGCCACTGGCACGACAGGAGGTGGCGGAAGTGTTGACTTATCCAGCTACCTGACAGCCGAGGAGATAGACGATGTAACATCAATATTATAGTTATGAGAATCAATTATCAGTCCGATTTTAAAATCATAGAGAAGAACTTGAACGGGGATGTGAATACTCCCTTCCGGTTCACTTACTTCAATCCGTTCAAGGGAAAGTTCATAGTCTCCTTTGACGGGCATGAGTATGTTGGTTGCAGCCGCATGGAAGACGGCAACCTGCTTGTCGCTTTCGACAACCCCTGTTTTTCTCCCGGTATGCTGAAGGTCAAACGTGAATACTTCATATCCGATTCCGACTTTCAGGATGGTATCTGCAACCTTGTTTCCATTGAAGACACAGGAATCGTACTGACTACCGGGAAAACCGATGAAAGCACGGTGGAAATAACATCTTATCCCGATTATGCCGCATATAATGCGATCCAGGCGTTCCCATTGTCGGATAATGAATATGAAGATGTGCTGAGTGATTTTGTACCTCCTTTGCCACCGGAAGAGGAAGAAGAAACAGTTACTAATCTAGAAATATAGGAGATTTATTATGGCAAAAATATATAAGCTGACCAAAGGTAGCCAAACCATTTACCCGGCTACCACAACCGATGCGGTGGTCAACCCCAATACACGCAAGAGTCTTACAGCGGAACTAGCTGAAATAGTTAACACAACAGGAAAAAAACTTTTGCAATGGGTGTCTTTTGACGCCGAAAAACTGATAAAACCGGACGGCAGTATAAGCAATATGTCAAATAGCAACTATTGTGTGGCCACATATCAGGTAACGAGTAACTCACAAGTGAGAATCTGTTTAAATTTGAAATACAATATTAATGGATCATGTGTGTTTGTCCTAAAAAAAGACGATACTATTGTATATACACAGTTAGCAGGTGAGTCAAAGGTTTTCCAATACGAAATATATACAGGAGAATGCAATACACTTCTCTTACAAATGAATAGTCAAGCGAATACATTGGCTTATATATCAGAAACTCCTCCAATTATAGGATTGGTAAATGATCAAGTTATCGAGGATGGTTCGATTACCACTCCCAAACTTGCCAATAATTCCGTAACAGCGGAAAAATTGGACGAATCTTTGTATAATAACCTTGTTTTTAAAGGTGAGAATGTTGTATATGATGAGATCTTGTCAAACAGTATTATCAAGAAGGACGGTTTACTAGACACATCTTCTCAGTATTATAAAAATTATAGATTGTTTAAATACTCGGTAGCACAGGGAACTCAGTATTCATTTTCCACTACTTTAAAAAACGGTGTAACTCCTGGTGGATTTGGCATCGTTAGTCTGTTTAAGGGGGGTACATTTGTAAAACATGCTGTTTTATCCTCTTCATCATTAACATATAATGGTGATATTGCTGTTGATGTTGATTGTGACTTAGCATATATATTATCAGACAAGGATTTAGTTCCTAATTTAACCAAATCTAGTTCTGCTATTATCGAGGATGGTTCGATTACCACTCCCAAACTTGCCAATAATTCCGTAACAGCGGAAAAATTGGACGAATCTATCACACAAGAGATAACAAATCTTATAGAGTTCAGAAAGTATCAGCAGGGAGGATATAACGTAGCAAATACCTCAGGGGAATATGATAGAAAAATGGCTGAAACCTTGTATTCTATAATACAAGCCCAGCCAACTGCGGATATATATGTTGTAGATAACTATTATGGTGGCTATAATAACTGGAGCTCTCCGGGTAGAACTTATGCACAAGAACTTAAGGCTATGGCTGATTGGTTTTCACTTGGATTTATAAGTTTGAAAGATGCAGGAATTCGTGAACGAGTTGATAAGGAAGCTCGTGTATTTACTATCGACGGATTACACGCATATACAGAAATAGGGGCCAAACGTATATACAACCGTATTATGGGACAGCTTCTCCAAAGGTATAATTGTGACAAGTCAGAATTAACCCAAAAAACATTTTTATTATTAGGAGATTCTACATCAATAATAGGAGAACCAACATCTTGGGCTAAACTTTTAACAGAAGAATTCCCCGGAAATGTAACCGTTAGGGCTGTAGCAGGTACGGGATGGATTGATAATAATGAAGGAGGTGGAAGAAATGTCCTCGAGCAATTTAATGTTGATTCTGTGACACAATATGACATTATCATTATTACTTCAGGATTCAATGAATATCATCATTTTCAGTTAGATTATGCATCTACTATAAAATATTTGTCCGTATATTATAATCAATTGGGTTAGACGGACAATTATGATAGTAGAGTAACCCGGAAAGTTATCAGTAACACTCAAAACATATATTTATGATACGAGACCTAATCATCAGAATAATGAACTATCTGTCCGTAGAAGTGCATCCGGATGCGGAATGGTACTAGAATATTTATCTATTGTATGGGATAGAGAGTAGAACGTGGATTGAACGGCTGCTGTGCTTTTTGCTGGCGGCTGTTCTTTTTTTATCTAAATGTTAAATATTACACAATGCAAGAAAATATATTGTGATTTGTTTTGCTATTACATCACAATATAGTATATTTGCATTGTGATAATAAAACAATGAATAATTAAAAGACAATAGAAGATTATGAAAGCGATAGTAGAAAATCCACTGATAAATTGTGAACCAGAAGTTTTACACCTTTTCGTTCAAATAATCAATGAAATAACTTCTTGTATGTCAGAAGACGAGTTAAAGGGCTGTATGAACTCTTTAACAGTACAATACCCTTACTTTAAACTGTTTTTCGATTATGATTTCGGACATAATCATATGTGGGTGAAAGAATCAGATTCCATGGAAACATTGATATTTGTTGAGTTCTAA